AAGTCGCTGACTGGCGGTGAAGTTTCCCCAGCAAATCCGCAGGCGGTATCCGGCGAATATTCCTGCCTTTCCTTTAAGGAGTTTCTTAACGGCGAAATAGTCCGTGATGTAGCGCCCATGCGGTTCCGCAATGTTGACGCTTCCGGCACAGATACACTTGCCAAAGTACGATCAATCCTCGGCAAGTAACACAACACTCATTTCATTATGCACCGCTGCCGATAAGCAGCGGTGCTTTTATTTACGCTGCCGATAAGCAGCAGAAAAGGAGTAAACCATGGACCTTACAGCAGAAGAGCAGAAGGAAGCAATCAAAAATTACGACAAGTTACAGGACGAAGCAGACGGCGCGGTCACGAATGATACTGGCTGGGTTTATAAACTTAGAAAGCCTGTTAAATACAACGGCAAAGAATATACAACGCTTACATTCGATTTCGACAAGCTGACCGGCGCAGATTCTATCGCTATCATGAACGAGATAGCAATGCGCCGTGGCCGCGTTGTTGTTGAGCCGACCTATGATTCAGATTATCGTTCAGCTATGGCTGCAAGAGCGTGTACCGAACCGATTGGCGTTGACATTTTCGATGTAATGTCGCTGCCTGACTTCAACCGCATAATAGGCAAGGCGCGGTCTTTTATGACTTCCCTGTTCTGAACGAACTAAGGCGGACCTGCCTTATCTTATCAAGAGCAGGGTATGCGCCGGTTGACTACTGGCTGAACATTCCGCTAGTGGAGTTGCAGCGATGGGTAACAGCGCACAATGCACTGACGAAAGAATAATG